CCTCTCCTTTCTCCGTGGTACCAAGATCCACCGTTTTGGGGGTGTCGGGGTTGCCACGCACCAAGAAGGCGGCCGGATCAACGGTCGATAGGCGCAACGGTCGACGGTCGGACCTGACCGTAGTGGCCGGTGGCCGCTTCGATCCTCCCGACGGCTTGACCGAGCAGGCGCTGACGCTGTGGGGTCTGTACTGGGAAGACACCGTGGCCACCGTGGCCACGGTGGTGGACCACGGTCTGTTGACCCGCTGGATCACCGAGTACGACCGGTATCTGCGCACGGTCGCGGAGGCGGACAAACTGCCGATCGTGGAGGGATCGACCGGGCAGCCTGTGGAAAACCCGCTGTACCGCATCGCCTACAGGGCGCTGGAGGCTGCGGAGCGGTGCGAGCGTCAGATGGGCATCGGCCCGCTTCACCGGTCGAACCTGGGCATCGCGGTGATCACTGAGCGGAAGTCTCTGGCGGACATGAACGCGCGATACGGGGGTGCCGATGTCGACAGCGACCGCCCCCAGGTCGAGGCGCCGGAGGCCGACCCGCGGGTCATCGAAGCCTGACCCGGGATGCCAGAACTGCGGGTGGAAGCCTGAGCCCGGCCAACTGTGGCCCACGGAGGGGCCACTGGCGGTGCGGTGGGTCGAGGACAACTGCATCTGCGGTGAGGGTGACTACTACGGCCAGCTCATCAAGCTGCGGTCCGACCAGAAGCGGTTCCTGTACCGCTGGTACGAGCACTGCTCGCGCTGCGGGCAGTGGCACTACGATGAGGCGCTTCGTGGTGCCGCGACCGGCGATGGCAAGACCCAGTTCATCGCCGCGATTGTGGTGCTGGAGTTCGCCGGGCCGCCGCAGATCGCGGTTAGCTCGCCGAACATTCCGATCGCTGCCGCAAGCTTCGAGCAGGCGGACCTGCTGTTCTCGGCGGTCGCGACGATGTGCGGCGGCCGGGACGAGGCTGACAAGGCGTCGCCGCTGTGCGGGTTCTTCAATGTCTACGACACGGAGATCAGGTTCGCGGATGGCCGGCCCGGCCGCATCTTCCGCGTTGCGGCGGTGGCGGGCACCAACGAGGGTGGGCTGCCCAGCCTGTTTGTGTGCGATGAGCTGCACGAGTGGGGCGAGCCGGTGCGCGAGGGCCAGACCGGCGCGCGCAAGGCCAGAGTCAAGACGGTGGTCGGGAAGTCGACGAAGAAGCGGCGCACACCCCGCGGGTCGGGTCGGATCATCAGCCTGTCCACGGCCGGGTTCGACATTGACGCGTCGCTGTTGGGTGATCTGGTGAAGCTGGGTCGTCGGGCACTCCACGATCCGGCGGTGTCGCCGCGGTTCTTGTTCGACTGGCGGGAGGCGCCGGACGGGCTGGACTACCGGCGGGCGGATCACCGCGAGCTGGCGGTACGCGCCGCATCCGAGGCTGCCGACGTGCTGTGGTCGGTGGCTGACCGCGTCAACGCGTGGGGCAAGCCGGACTTCCCGCCGCACGAGTGGATCCGATACTTTGCCAACCGGTGGGTGGATGTTGCGGAGAACTCGTGGCTGAAGGACCACCCGGCGGCGTGGACGGAGTGCCGCGGCGAGTGGACATCTGACGACGCCCATCCGTGGGTGCTGGCCGTGGACATGGCGCTCAAGCATGACTCGGTGGCGGTGGTTCGGGTTGAGGCGTTGCCGGATGGCCGGTTCGCTGTCACGTCTAGGATCTGGCGGGCGGCCGAGCATGGTGGGCGGATCCCGCACGATGACGTGTGGGCGTACATCTGTGACCGGGCCAAGGGGTTGGGCTTCCGCGGTGTGGTCTACGACCCGCGGTTTTTCGAAGTGCCGGCGCGGATGCTGGAGGACCGGGGGATTGTTGCGGTCGAGTTCGACCAGTCGCCGCAGCGGATGGCGCCGGCGTGTGGCCTGGCGTACAAGCTGATCCTGGATGGCCAGGTTGTGCACAACGGGGATCCGGATCTGACGACCCACGTGAAGACCGCGGTGGCGGTGCCGTCCGAGCGCGGCGGGTTCACCCTGAAGAAGGGCCGCTCCAAGGGACACATTGACGGGGCGGTGGCCATGTGTATGGGCGTGTGGGTGTTGCATGAGGCGCCCGAGCCGGAGGCGGTGGCGCCGTGGGCGGCTTGGGCAGACTGACCGGACAACTGGCGGCGGCGTCGAAGCTGGCCCGGGCTCGGCTGGGTGTTGCCACCGGCGGGCTGGCTGCCGCGGCGGGGATAGCTGTCCAGTTCGGTGTGGCGTGGGCGCTGATGGCGGGGGGTGCGGCAGTCGTGACGTACTTCCTGGTGCTCTATGACGTGGATGAGCGTCGTGGCTAGTCTGCTGGGCCATGCCCGCCGCGGGTTCGTGTGGCCGTTCCCGTCCGACGGGATGGAGTCGTACTCGTTCGACGGCTCCACCTATTTCGGGTTCGCGGCGGCCGGGTCGGCCGGGTCGCCGGACCGGGAGCCGCCGCCGTCGGGGTTCACACAGCTGGCGGAGATGGCCTTCCGCGGCAACAGCGTGGTGTTCGCCTGCGAGCTGAAGCGGATGCTGATCTTCTCCGAGGCCCGGTTCGTGTACCGGGCTTTCTCGCACGGCCGGCCGGGCCGGCTGTTCAGCTCGCCGGACCTGCAGATCCTGAAGAACCCGTGGCCGAGGGCCACGACCGGGGACCTGTTGGCGCGGATGATCCTCGACGTCGACCTGGGTGGGAACGCGTTCGTGGCTCGCAGCCAGGAGGACCCGGACCGGCTGCGGATGATGCGGCCGGACTGGGTGACCATCGTGATGGGTGACCGGTCTGGGCGGCTGGTCAAGTCGACCGCCCAGTTGGACGCGGAGATCATCGGGTTCATCTACGACCCGCAGGACGGGTCGGCCGATGCTGAGGTGCTGCTGGCCGAGGAGGTCGCGCATTTCGCACCGATCCCCGACCCGCAGGCCCGGTTCCGGGGCATGTCGTGGCTGACTCCGGCGATTCGGGAGATCCAGGCCGACCAGGCCGCGGTCATGCACAAGCTGATGTTCTTTCAGAACGGCGCCACACCCCAGATGGTGGTCTCGTTCGACGCGTCGGTGACCGAGGAGCAGTTCGGCCAGTTTGTGGAGAAGATGGACCGGGCGCACACCGGCTGGCGCAACGCCTATAAAACCCTGTACTTGGGTGGTGGGGCGACTCCGACGGTGGTCGGCAAGGACCTGCAGGAGTTGGACTTCTCCCGCACCCAGGGCAAGGGCGAGACGCGGATCATCGCCGATGCGGGGCTTCACCCGGTGCTGGTGCCCTCATCGGAAGGCATGCAGGGATCGTCGTTGAACGCGGGCAACTACGGCGCGGCGCGCCGCTCGGTGGCCGACACGACCTTCCGCCCGCTGTGGCGGAACGTGGCCGGGAGCTTGGCGCCGATTGTGCCGCCACCCTCAGGTGCGGAGCTGTGGTACGACGAGGCGAACATTGGGTTCCTGCGTGAGGACGTGTCGGACCGGGCGAACATCCAGAAGGTCAAGGCGTCGACGATCCGGACCCTGGTCGACGCCGGCTACGACACAGATTCGGTGGTCCTGGCGGTGGAGGCTGAGGACATGACGCTGTTGCAGCACACCGGCCTGTTCTCGGTGCAGCTGCGTCCGCCGACCGAGGGGCAGCATCTGGCGCTGCCTGCCGGCGGCCAGCAGCTGGCGATCACGGGTGGGAGGTAGCGGCGGTGCCGTGGGATGTGCGTAAGGGGTTCGGCCGGTGTGGCGCCGATGAGTATGCGGTGGTCAAGTCGGACACCGATGAGGTGGTCGCCTGCCATGCGATGCGGGAGGGCGCTGACCGGCAGTTTGCCGCTTTGTACGCCAACGAGCCGGCGGCGGGTCGGACGGAGATGAGTGAGATGACAGAAGACCAGGGTGACCGCTTCGGCAGTCCGCACCTGTTCGTGCGGTCCTATCCGCTGGAGGACATCAGGATCCTGACCCGTGCGCAGGGTAGCGAGTATGCGAACGGGCGCACGGTCGAGGCGTACGCGGCGGTGTTCGACCGCGAAGCCGAGATTCAGGATCACGAAGGTCACTACAAGGAGATCATCGACCGGACTTCGTTCAACCGGGCCATCGAGCATTCCCGGCCGCAGGGCGGGCGTACCACTTGGCGGACCGGCGTGTTCTACAACCACGGGATGACCCTGTTCGGCACGCCGTCGGACCGGTTCAGCGTGCCGCTCGGTTCGCCGGTGGACGTCAAGGCCACCGACCACGGCCTGCTGACCATCACCCGGTACTCCGAGTCGCCGTTGGCTGATGAGATTCTGGAGGCGATCCGGTCCGGGGCGATCACCGGTCACAGCTTCACCGGCCGGATCATCCGCTCGGATCCCCAGCGTCCACCGTCCCGTCGTGGCTATGCCCGCCGCGGCGATGGCAGCCTGGTGACTGTTCGGCGTCTTGAGATGGGCCTGCGGGAGTACGGGCCGACACCGTTCCCCGCCTATGCCGACGCGGCAGTTGTCGGCATCCGCAACGTTCTGGCAGGATTGTCACTGCCAGCTTTACTGTCCGCTACTCGTGAGGTGGCCGAACGGGAACTGGTCGAGTCGGGTGTTGACCCCGACGAGGCCGCCCGTACGGCGACTGACGATCCGGAGGACAGCGACACCTCCACCCGCGTGGAGACCGTCACCGAGGACCCGCCCCCAGACGAGGGGCACTCCAGCCGGGATGCCTTGCTGCGGCGCATCGCCGCGGCGAAGACCAGCAGGCCAGGGCTTGCCCGCGATCCGGACGCCGAGGCGCGCCGGGCTCGCGTTGGTGCGATCACCCGGCCGGAGGGGAACTCGGGATGAACCTGAGAGAGATAATTGACCGGCAGGAAGCGATTCGTGCCGAACTCGACAAGATCGAGAAGAACCCGCAGTCGGTCGAGGAGAGCGACGGGGACTACGTCGACACGCTGATCGACGAGTACGACAAGCTGGAGACGCGTCGGGCGCCGCTGGCGTCGCGGGCGTCGAAGCTGAACCTGATCCAGTCCGCGTCCGACGACGATGCTGCCACCGAGTCCGGTGACAGTGGTGACAGCAAGAGGCCTGGGGCGCCGGAGCAGGTGTACCGCAACAAGCGGACGCCGTTCGATGACATGGAGGCCGTGCGCACGAACATGCTGCGCGGGTCGGAGATGCGCGAGCGGGCGATGGACGCGATCGAGTGGGTGACGCGGTCGCAGTGGGTGGATCTGCCTCACGACCATGCGGAGCAGGCGACCAGGCTGGCCGTGTCGTCCAAGGGTATCGCCCGGCATATCCTGATGACCGGTTCGCAGGAGTACTTCGAGGCGTTCCGAAGCTACGTCAAGGACCCGGAGGGGTTGGCGTTTCGCGCCACCACCACCGGGACCGGGTCGCTCGGGTTCATGCTGCCGTTCCCGTTGGACCCGACGATCATCTTGTCCAATGAGGGTTCGGCGAACCCGTTCCGGCGGGTGTCGAGGATCGAGAAGACCACCTCGAACACGTGGAACGGGGTCACGTCCGCGGGCGTGAACGCCGCGTTCGTGGGGGAGACGGTGGAAGCCACCGACGCCAGCCCGACTGTGTCTCAGGTGCAGATCGTGCCGCAGCGGGCGCACGCGTGGGTGTTCGGGTCGTACGAGTCCCTGGAGGACAGCGACCTGGGCTCGCAGCTGCCGAAGCTGTTCGCGGATGCCAAGGACCGGCTGGAGGCCGGGGCGTTCGCGACCGGTGCCGGCACCGGCGTCATCCCGGAGGGTGCGGTTACCGCCGCAACCACCGGCAACACTGCGGCGGCCACCGCCTATGCGGTTGGTGACGTGTACACGCTGCAGGGTCGGCTGGGGCCGCGGTTCCGCAACTCGCGCCGGGCCGCGTGGATGGCGAACCTGTTCTACATCAACAAGACCCGGCAGTTTGACGAGGCCGGCGGTTCCTCGTTCTGGGCCAACCTGGGCCAGGGCACCCCGGAGCTGCTGCTCGGCAAGCCGATCCACGAGGCGTCGTCGATGTCGAGTGGAACTGCGACGGGCCAGGCGGTGCTGCTGTTCGGCGACTTCGAGCAGTTCATCATCGTCGACCGCGTCGGGATGCGCGTCCTGTACAACCCGATGCTCACCGCCGCAGCCACCGCCAACCTGCCGACCGGCGAGGCCGGCTGGTTCGCGAACTGGCGGGTCGGCAGCAAGGCCAGCACTGCAGCCGCACTGCAGGTGCTGTTGATCCAGTAACCATACGAGGTCACCGGGCGGGCCGATCCCATGCGGCCCGCCCGGTCTCATGGGAGACACGATGACAGACCCCTTAATGATCTTTGGCTATCCGCATG